TTACCTCGCCGGGTGATCTCTCGCCCTGCACTGCAAATCATCAATCTCGGCCGCTAACTTGTCGTCAGATTCGCACGGGATAATCTGCAGCGGAGCGGTACGGAAAACCGGCGTGCCGCAATGCACGTTTTGCCAAACCACGTTTGCGCAGATCATTAATATGAGCAGCGCAAAGCCAATCATGATTCCACGAATCATCTCGTCACCTCGTTTTCCTTTTCAAAAATTCGCAAACCGCCAAGTTTTCCTAGGCGTTACGCCATAGATTGGCTTCCGCTTGCCGTCGGCGTTTCAGTCCAACCAACTCTTTGCCATTGGCCTTGGTCCAGCGTAGAAACTGAGCCGGAACCTGATCAAAATTTCCCCGGTTGATCACCTGCAGCAGGGTGGAACGCTCCAGGGCGCTGACTCCGACGTTAAAGGCAAAGCTGACCAGGGCACAAAACTGGGCGTCACTCACTTTCACCTGGAGCAGTTTTTCGACTCCGGCGGAGAAGCGCCGGACGTCGTCACCCAACAGGACCTCGGCCTCGATCATGGTCAAACCAGTCGGATAAACAGCTCTGGCGTATTGCTTGTTCTCAACCCCCTTGATCGGTCGGCCTTGCGGATCCCGGACCACATGGCCCCAACCGATGGTCCAGTATCCTGCCGGGCAAATGTAAGGGTCAAGGTTTACATTTGCTGGATCCCCATCAATGATCCCTTCAAACGATTTGATCAGTTCAATCGCCTGCCGCAAATTCCTGTTCATTGTTCTCTCCTTTCCCCGTGCGGTGGGGGATAGACTTCCATCTGTCTACGTTCCAACCGTTCGAAAATGGCTTTGATATCCGCTTGCATCTCTGTCTGCAAAGCAGCGAGGACAGCAATGTTGGTCGACATGGCCGCCAGAACTTCCAACTGCTTCTCAAGGTTGGTCACCCTGACGGCTAGGGCTGCGTCCGCCTGGCGAAGGCGCTCCAACACTCCTCGGCTGATCCATGCCCCTCCGATCAGACCCCACGCCGCAGAAAGCACATAGCCACCGACAGCCTGCCAGAATTTCCAGTCGTTTTCAGGCTGCACCGCTTCCTCCTCTTTTCTCAACGTATGATTGCGCCCACTTGCCACCGATCAGCGCCACCATAAACGCCTGGACCTCACCGGGCGGGACATACATTGCCTTGAGCGACACCGACAGAAAAACCCAGACAACACCGAACAATAAGCAAAACCACAGGGTGATGATGCGTAAGGTCCGGGTGTTCATTTCGTTACGGCCGCCGAACCGTTTTGGCTGGCCGCTGCGCCGGCATCCACATCGGTGCTTTTTTCCGTATTGATTGTGTCGGTCCCGGTGATCGTGTTGTTGTCGCCGGTCAGGGTGTAATTGTTCTCGGTTTGGGCGATGGTGCAGGCCGTTACCTGCAGGCTTATGAGTGCTCCGACGATCAATGCCTTTTTCATGTTCGCTCCTTGGCCATGGCGACCAGTTTTTTTTCTCTTACGCTCTCGTCATCGAGAGATTCCATTTCTGCAAACTGACCAGGCTGTTGCGCACGCTTTCCAGCTCGATCCGCAAAGCCGTGTTGAGCCGGGCAGGGATAAAGCCGCTGTCGGTTTGTTCGGCGGCGGCCGCGTAGGTGTAGCTGGTCCCGGTCAACCCGCTGGCCGTTCGCAGCAGGGTTCCGGCCTCGCCGTAGATCCGGAGCGTGTAGGTCACGCCAGCCTCCGGTCCGATATTGCCCTCATCCTGCCGGTTGAGCGTAACCGTCTGCAGAGTGCGGTCCCGGTGCGCCCAGGTCACCGTCAGTTCAGCGGCTGCCCCGATGGAAGCCGGCCACCGGGATCCGTTGACTTGAACATTGCCCGGCGGATAGGGCCGCATCATCCGGCCGACACAGGCGACAACGTCGGCGGCTGCATCCTCCAGGGCCAACCGGCCCAACGAGGTGGACGGCAGGATCTTCACCTCCACGGACTCGCCCACTGCGCGATCCTCTTTATCCAGCCCGTAAAAACTCTGGTGGAACCACAGGTATTCGCCGGCGGCGTGGGCCACCGGGATGGTGTCGAGCACGCCACGGTTGACGGTCACGGTGACGTTGACCGGATCAACGGCGGTCACGGCCACCAGTTCCGAACCCAGGGCGGCGTAGGTCCCCACCAGCACCAGGTCGGTGTCCAGCATTCCCTCCTGGAGCTGGAGCACTGAACTGACCGCCGGGGGAACGGCCGTGGCCAAGGTCCCCGTAAACGGAAAAGAATCAGTATCGCGTTTGACCCAATCGGTTGCGCCGACGTTGCGCGTCCACAGCTCATAGTTCAGGGCGTCCGAGCTGGGCCGCCCACAGAAACAGGTCAGCAGGGTGGACGTGTCGTCCAACTCCGCCAGAACCGCCTCTGACTCGCCGGCGTACTCGCGCACAAACTGCCACCAGGTAATCTCCTGGATCCTGCGCCGCACCGCGCTGGCCGGCTCGGTCAACGAACTCGACCACAGGCTGTTGGCCGGCTCGGTAATGGTGACCGCGCCCAAGCCGTAGACGTCCCGCACCGCAACAATCCGGATCGAGGAGTCGGTGTGCAGGCCGATCTCTACCGTATCAACCCGCATCGCCATGTTCTCGATTCCCAGCGGACCCCAGCAGAAGTTGAAACAATCGCCCTCTTCAAGCAGCGACTGCTTGCGGTTGATCACCAGGATGCAGGACGATATCGGCTGGCAGAGCTGCTGCAGCTCCCGCGCTGCCACCTTGGCGGCCAGTGCTGCATCGGCAATGCCGACAAAGTTCAACGTGGTGGAGTTGATCTGGCCGCCCATGCGGGTAATGCCCGCCAGGTCCTGAACCGTGACCGCACAGGTACTGTTCTCGCGGTCCACATAATTGACCACCACCTGGTTGATCGACTCGGTCGCGGCCGGGCCGGTGTAATCGACCAGTTCCAGGATATTGCTCTCACTCAGCACCGGGATGCCGCCGATGTTGTAGTCGTTGCGCACCAGCTTCAGCTTGAGCAGGCCGGTGATGTGCGAACAGTAGAGCTTGCCGTCGATGTGATCGATGATGAGCTTCAGGAAATCTTCAACGCTGGTGTTCTTGGCCCACAAGAGGGACAACCCGAACCCCTCGGCGTTGAGCAAGGCGGCGGCCGTGTTGAACGCGTCGCCGTCCAGGTCGGCCTCAGGGTAGCCCATGCCGCCCCAGGTGGTGTTGGTCAGGGTTTCGCGGATGATGTGGGCCGGGTTCATGTCCACATATCCGTCGGCCGCGACAATGTCGGCCAGATCGTCCCGCCAGCCAATGCGGGTCCGGCGGCCGAGAATCGCCCACTCCTTGATGTACGGGTTGTTGGCCGAGAGCATGCATTTTCTGGCCACCAGGGCAAACAGCCCCCTGAACGCCGGAATATCAATGCCCAACACTGACTGCAGATAGCTATTGCGAGGTTGCGACGGCAACCCGAAGCAGGCGTCGACCGTTCCCCGGACGCCGCCCTCGCGGCCCTCGCCGCCAAAGAGATCCGGCTTGTTGATGGAGACGGCGCTGTTCGCCGTGACTGATCCGGTCCAGGCCCATTTCTCGCCAACCCGGATGCCCAACAGGGCGTCCAGGCCATGGCAGAACACCAGATGCAGGCCCGCAAAATAGCGAAAACCGGTGGTGACGCAGGTCTCTCCCTTGCCGGAGCCCATCAGACGCAGCCTCCGCGCTTGGTGTTTTTTCCGGGAGTAACCGCTTCCGCATCCGCCAGATCAGCGGCGGCAATGGCCATGGCGTCGCCGGATCCGCGCAACAGTTCCGCGTCCACGCCGTGCTCGAGGAACTCCGCCCAGACCACGCCGCGATCCGCCAGCCACCGCCGCAGCCCGCGATTGCAATAGCCCAACGCCCGCATATGCCCCAGGGTGACCGTGCTCATTTCTTGCCCCCTGAGCAGTTGCGGATCGGCGTGGTTCCGACGTCGCCGTACCAGATGCAGTTGGGCGAGGCCATCAAGCGAGTGCCAAACAGCACCGGAACCGGCGATGCCGCATCCACCGTGGACGCCTCCACCTCGCCAGGGGTTGCGTTGCTGGCCGTTGATTTCGAGGTGGTCAGAAACGAGGAAACAATCTGCAGTCCTATCCAGACAACCAGTTGCCACATAATCAGCTCCTCACACCAGAGCGTCGCCGCTGAAGGGGTTTTTGGTCGGCAGATACGGCAGGCCGCCGTAGTTGTCGAGGTTGGCAAACTTGTTCAGGCAGGCGTGGACCGTGCGCGCACATCCCGGCCAGAGGGTGACGGCGGAACCAACAGCCAGGTCGGCGATGCCGTCCACCAGGGTCAGGTCGTTGCCGTCGTGAGCGGTGATCATCCGCAGCTCTTCCCCGGCCTTGAGCATGCCGCCTAGAAAATATCCGGATCCGTATCCGGCAAGGCCGCCCACGGAGACTTGGCTGGCCGCCACCGCCGTCACCGTCTTTGCCACCGCCCAGTCCGAAGCAGCCAGGCCACAGGCAGCGCCAAAGAGCACATGCGGACACCCCACCTGGTACACCCGCCGCAGGCCGGCTCGCTGGAACAGGGTGAACACCGATTCGCTGGCCAGCGAGGCCACCGAGCCCGCCCATTTGCAGCTGGTGACCCGGCCCTTCCACAGCACCGAGAAGTCCGAGTCCTCATAATGGTGGCGGTAAATGGTGACGATCAACAGCGACGGCAACCAGCCGGTACGAAACAGCAGCGCCACGTTATTGGACGTGCTGACCTCGATCTCCAGGGTGGACTTGCGGGCGTCGCCGCCCTTGGTAAATCCGCCTCGCTTGATGTAGCAGGGCTGGTACACGTCCTCGCCATAGGCCACTTCATGGTCGGCGCTGGTGTAGAGCCACAACCGGTCGCCCATGGCGAACCGGTACAGCTCCAGCGGATGGCCGGCATAATCGGACTGTTCGCGGCTGATATAGCTCATGGCAACACCACAATCGGCAAGGTCACTTCCACGCAGTCCCAAGCCACCCAATGCAGTTTGATCTCGTCGCTGTCCAGCCGGACCAACTCCAACCAGGCGCAGCGGTTGAGCGCAGCCGCCGACACCGCCATTGGCAAGGCGCTGTCCAGGGTCCACTGCTCCTCGCCCGTGGGCAAGGTCGCCACAGCGGCAACCCTGCGCCTGATCACGGTTCCATTGGTAGTAATCAGCTCAACATGGCCCCTGGCCGCGCAATCGGACAGGGCATATTCATAGCCGATGCTGCCGATCACTAACGTAGTGGCTCCGGCCGCAGCCGGTTGCGCCAGCTCAAAGCCCCGATCATTGGCCGGCAGCCAGAACGGCGTCAGTCTCCCGGCGCAGGCAAAGAGGAAGCGGAGAAAGCCGTCAATCCGGGCTCGACCGATCACCAGAAACGAGGCGCTGCGGCTCAACACCGGTTCAAGGGATTGCACGTCATACTCGATCAGCCCGGTGTCGTTGTCGAGCCGGACCCACTTGTTGTCAAAGGCCTCCTCATCGCCAACCCACGAAGGCGACAGCGGACACACAGGAATCTCCCGATACAGTTCAGGCGTGGCCATGGCTGGCATCAACGATTCGTCCAGTGCTTCAAACCGCAGGCGAAAATCGCCGACGTCCTCGGTGAACCGGGACACCGTACGCTGATCCAGCGCCACCCCGTACCGGCAGGGCGCAACCAGAGAGCCCGCCGGCCAATCTTCGGCAAACGGCGCGTCCACCGCGATATAATTCGGGCCAATGCCGGTAACGGTGCGGATCTCGAAATGGTCCCAGCCATCCCAGACAGCCAGTGGTCTGCCGACTGCGTAGTCGAGGAATTCGGTGTTCAAGGTCACCATCGCTTCTCCAGCGACAATACCCGCAGCAATCGGAGCCACATCCCGCCAAACCGGGGCAAAGATGCGCCGCGTTTTGCGCAGGCTGATCCAGGTTTCCAGTTTGCGACGCGCAGGCCCTGCAGCCAATAACCGCAGGTTCCAGGAGCGCCGGGGCATGGTGCGCAACTGCACTCGCTGTTCGGTGCGGTCATGGGCAATCAGCACATCCGTTTTCCAGGCCAGGGTCTCATCAAGGCCATCTTCCCAGGAATGCGGAATCAAGAAATAGCCGACGTCGCCGGAAAGATGCGGCGCCCGCGTGCCGGTAATCATTATTGCCGGGTCAAGCGCACAGGCCGAGACAAAGCTGATCAGGGCCTCGTACTCCAGCGGGCCGTCAATGCCGACCGTGATGTTCACCCGCAGCGAGGTCCTGGTCGCGATCAGGTCAGGCGGGGTGGCGTCCCAGGTGATTCCTTCGGTCGCCTCGTTGCCCGACACCGCCGCGAGAGTTACATCTGCAGCGGAGCCGTTCCAAAGGAAGAGCGAGAACCGCTTCTCCTTGGTGACGTACCCAACGTCGCGGCTCGGCGTCTCGTCGACAACGTAGCATTGAGCCGCGTGATTGGTCGACCTGGCCGACAGCCCGGCCAGCGGGACCGGCGCGAGTGGAAAGAGTGTGCCAAGAGCCATGTCAGATATGGGTCAGCATTTTGAGACAATTGCGCCACGGGGTCATGGGCGACAAGGCCGCAGCCCCGGCGACGTTCCAATGGATCAGGTCAACCGGCGCGCGGTCGGTCATGGTTCCCGTGATTGTGGGCAGGTCCAGGAGCCGCACCTCAAAGAGACCCGCCTTCCAGTCGTAGTCCGGGTTGTTCCACTGATCGATGTTGATCGACTTGTCCGCCAGGGCGACAGGGACGAGCGGGTCAAGCTGCCCATAAATGGTCCCGTGGGTCAGCAGCAGAGAGTGTTTAAGCAGGTCCATCAGGCCCTCAACAGGCTCCAGGGGAAGGAGCGGCTGGTTCCGGCAGTTTGGGTCAGCGTGGCCACGATCTCGTTATTGATCGGAACTGGCACAGAATATTTGTTCGGCTCGGCCTGCAGATCGGCATAGGTCATGGCATAGGCCAGGCGAGAGTTACCGCCGCCGATTGCCTTGGTTTTGATTTTGAGGGTCAGACTGTCGCCAGCGGCCATGTTGTTGGTGTCGACCACCAGCACATAGATGCCGACTCCGGTTTGCAGAGAAAGTTGGTGTTCGGTGCCGATCTGGGCGGTTTGTGTGCCAGAGGCTACGGCTACAAGTCCCATTGAATCCTCCTTATGCCGCCAGCCTGATCAGGGTGTCTGGAATCCCCAAAAAAGTGCCGCCAGTCTCTGATTGATTGATCGCAAGCCATGTTTCTCCATCTATCGTGATCTCCTCAAGAGAGCTGTAAACACTCCCTCCGGAAAACATGCGGACATCCGGAGCGTACCCCAACGGGATACGGTAGGTGGTTGTTGACGGGTTAATTTGCACCAGCATAAGGGGGGCTGGAAGAATGCCTCCGCTATATGCGAACGGCATTTTTGTGTACAATTCGCTCTCGCATACTCCGTACACAGCACCTCCGTTGGAGGTCACCGGCGTTGACCATATTCCGTTGATCAAGACCTGGGACGAATACAGCGAATATGTGGTCCACAATGAAAACGCGTATGAATTGCTTGCCGGGCAGGTGGATGATATAAAAACACCTCCCGCCCATACCCCTGTTTTTTCTTCGATCATTCCAAATTGAATATTTTGCGGAAGGGTCCCGTCTTTAAATATCTTCAAATAAATCGAGGAAGGGCACACAACAATGAGAGTGGCGCAGTTTCCAGTGATCTGTAGACTTGAACTCACTCCAGGCTGTGCAGTTGGAGCTGAGCCAGATGAATATCCTGTGCACGCGGCGATGTAAAAGCCAAGGCTAGAGAGCCACCACAGCTCAAAATGCGCTCCGGACGCGTTGTGGAGGTGGAGCCGGTTGTGGGCATTGTATGTTCCGAAAAAATCTATGGTCCATCCATAGGCTTCAGCTTTGGTTTTTATGTTTGCTATTGCCAAATCTGTAGTCGTTGCTGCAAAAAACTCATATGCGGCCATCGCTCACCTCACACCAATTTTACGGCGCAGAAATCGCCGATTGCTGATCTGTACACGTCAGGAACCACTAGGTAATTAACGCCGCTAACCGTGATCAAGTTCTCTGCCGAATTGCCAAAGCCACTCACCCGGAACACACCATCAAGGGCCGCATAGATCGAAGTCCGCGCCGAGTCGGTGATAAAGATCTCCTCCAGCAGGTATGAATCGTCCAACGCCTTGACCAGAACGCTGGGAATGTCCGAACTGACGCTCTTGGGCGGGCAGTACGCCGGCCCGATCTGATCCCAGTCGCCGCCGGGTCGGCAGATCACTCCATTCAACCCGTTGTTAGCCCAGAACATGGAGTTGCCCGCGCCGGTGGCCGAATAAAGCGCGGTTGACGATGTGCCGCAGGCTCCAACGATCAATGGATAGGGATACTGCGCGTCGGTGGCCGGCGGGAGACCGAACCCCAGGTAGAGCATCTGGAACACACTGCCGACCTTGGCGATCACAATGACGCGGCCGGCATGGCCTACCATCCAGTAAGGAATGGCGGTGTTCCACAGGTACAGATACCGGATGGCGCTGCTCATGGGGTGGGCTCCCAGGGCGCGACCTAAACGCCAACCCCATGAACCAACCGCCTGCCAGTTGTAGTAGCCGGCGGTGGAGTTCTCAAAGGCGCCGATGCCGGCATAGATTTCATCGAGGCCGCCCAGACCTTCGCCGCGCAGGTAGAGTTTGGTCTCGCTCTGCTCCAGAATGGTCCAGCCGTTGGCCGCCGCAAAGGTGGCCAGGATGGCGAGGAGTTCCTTGTAGTTTGAGGCGGTGCCGCTTGTGTAGGCCATTTATCCTCCGATGGAAGCGCGGATCGCCGAACCGTTTCGGCGGATAAAATTCAAAAGATGTGCCTCTCCACGGGGGGTGCGCATGTAATCGCCCATGAGATCAGGATGGAGTACGTTGGTCACGTGCAGCTTTACGTCCCCTGTCTTGACCGTGGTTTCCGGAGCCGCTGCCGCCATGCCGCCCTGGGCGAGCCGATTGCCCGAGGGAATACGCGGCAGGGTGCCGCCGGCCAGGGCGTGGGCAACGTTGCGAGGAATGAGGCGCCGGCGGATAAGCTCCATGAATCCCTCGCCGTAATAGTCCACCGACGCCACCGGCTGAACGAACTCCCTGGCCGTGAGCCAGGCCGGGATGTTGTCGGCGGTGCGGTTCGGGCTCCAGCCGGGAACGGAGCCGCCGGCGGCAAAACCCAACATGCCCAGCAATCCGGTTCCGGCGGTAACTGTCCCGTCAGCTGCGGTGGTCGAGCCAAATCCGATGGCGTTGAGCAGCATCTGCTTGAGGATGATCTGCGACAACCAGGAGAGCGTCGAGCGGGCAAAATCGATCAATGCCTCCTTGGCGGTCGCGGTCTTCGTAATATAGGAATCCCAAGCCGAGGACAGCCCGCCGGCAAGCTGATCGCCCAGGTTCTCGCCGATGTACATCATCATCTCGGCGTCGGTCTGCATCTTTTCGCGGGCATTCCGGAACCCAAGCGCAAGCGCGGCGCCCAGGTCGCCGCCGGAAGCGATCAGTTTATCGTTAACCTGCTCAGCGAACAGGACCCCAGCTTGTCCGGCGGCGACAACAGCGGCGCGATATTCCTCAACCGATCCTGTTCCCCTCCGCCACGCCTGTTCGGTTTCAGCCAGTTTTTCGCGGGCAACCTGGGCCATATTGGCGGCCGCTTCCTTGTCCGCCTCAACCTGTAACTGCAATACGTCGCGTTTGGCCTTCAGGATATCGGCCTGCGTCGATTTGGGATCTGCCTCAATGACGGCCGCTTCCTGCTTTTGCAGGGCGATCTTCTCGGCCATGACGCGCCTGGCAATATCCATCTCAGCCTTGGCCCGCGCCAGGGCAGTGGGCAATCGCCCCGCTTCGATGCGTTCCCGTTCCAAGGAAAGCAGATTGTCCGCCGTAGAGTTTCTGAGTTTTTCGGCGGCAATCTTGGCTTGCAGGTGAGCGGCGTTGAGCGCGGCTTTTTCTTCTTTTCTGGCGGCGCGTTCGGCCTTGTTGGCGGCGGTCTCGGCGGCCTTGGCGGCCTTGTCCGCTGCTTCTTTCTTGGCAACTGCCGCTTCCGCGTCAAATCGGGAGTTGATTGCCGCCTTGACCCGGATCAAATCCTCAGCCTTGAATTGCGCCTCCGCCGCCTTAAGCTCGGCATCCCGCTTCTTGGCAATCTCCGCCAGATCATTCTCCAGTTGAGAGGCCGTGGCCTTGCGGCGCTCTTCGTTTTGTTTGTTGATCGCCTCGGTAACCGACATTTCTGCGGCGATTTCTTTGGCGCCTCGCTGCTCGGTGGACAGAGCAATATTTTTTTGAGTTTCGGCGTGCTCTTGTTCGTAGGTCTTCAGCTTTTGACGAGCCTGTTCAAGTTTGCCTTCAGCCAGGCTTATATCGGCCTTCAGATCAAACGTATTCTCCCCCCGGTAGGTCTCTTGCAGCTCCTTTTCCAGCCTGGCGACCTCAGCCTGGGCCGATTCGATGTTTTTGGCGGTCTGCTGCAGCCTGATGCTGGGATCTGACTGCTCCTTTATCATTTGGTTTAGGCGTTTTAGCTCGGCGACCCTGCCTTTTGCTTTATCGAGTTCGTTGTCTGCCTTCTCTCCCCACAGCGCCCACGCTGCTGCGCCCAGCCCAAGCACGGTGGTGACGGCGGTGATGGGGTTGATCAGACCAAAAATGGCAGGGAGCAGGCGAGAGGCCACAGTTCCGGCTGCAGCCTGGGCAGCCGTGTTCGCTGCCGTTTGGGCAGCGGCTATGGATGCGGCCATTCCGTATCCGTTCATGGCGCGGGCTGTGGAAGACACCGATAAGGTGACAGCAGAAGCGGAGGCGGGGACGGCAGTGAGGCCAGCGATAAATGTCCCTGTGCCGGCAATTGCGGCCGCAAGCCCTTTGCCGACAAATGCCGATATGGTCGTCGTTAAGACCACGAATCCGCCCTTTGCGACCAGATCAAGATTATTTCCGAGCAGCTGGATAGAGCCCACCATGATCCTGGTTGCCCCGGTGGATTGATTGACGTTGTCGATATACTTTGACGTTTCATTCTTCAGATCCGTCATCGCTTTTTCGACAGTCATTGGCATGGCTTTGGCCTGCTGCTCTATCGCTGGAGCCGCTTTAAGGATGGCGTCAAGCATCCATTGCGTGGTCAGCTTTCCCTCTTCCGCCATCTCTCGCAGCTTGGCAATGGATCCGCCGGCGGCGTCAACGAACACTTTGGTGAGCATCGGCATGTTTTCCAACACCGACCGAAGTTCATCGCCGCCCAACCTGTTTGAGGCCATAGCCTGGGCAAATTGTTGTAAACCGGCGCTGGATTCGCTCGCTGCAGCGCCTGACATGGCGGTGGCCAAGGCCACCGTTTTGGTCACCTCTGCCAGTTGCTTTTGACTGACGTTCAGGTTTTCGGTGGCCAGAGCCATGCGGGTGTACAGTGTGGTGACTTCTCCCAACCCCTGGTGAGCTTCCTTGGCAATATCGACAACGGTTTTCTGCGCTGCGGCATAGTCCGCAGTGTTTTTGGCAGTGAGCAGCAACTTTGAATCCATGTTGCTCATGGCATCGGCGGAACGAGCAAATGATTCAACAAATCCTTGGATCTGATTGATCGAAAACACCCCGGCGACAACACCCGCGAGCTTTTTAAGTGTTGTTTCCAGGGTGTCGGCACTGCGCTGGGAAGTCTGCATCCCAGCGCTGGCCTGTTGCGATCCCTGGGCAAGTGCCCGCATGTCGGCAGTCGCTTTGCTTGATCCCGCAGACAGTCCTTTCATAGAGGCCAACGTCCCATCAACCGTGGATTTCAATCCATGATCCACCGCGCTCAGGATGATCTCTATTTTATTCTTGTCAGCCATGGTTGTTGCCCACCAACGCCTTTATTGCTGTGAGGAAGAAGCCATATCCATAGTCCCAGACGACGGAACCGTGGCCAGAGGTAATAAGATGGCAAATTGCTTGATCGAAGTCGCGACGGATGTCCGCACCGCATCGATCAGCGCCTGATCCAGCCCGATCAGACGCACAATCTCCAAAAAATCGACGTTGACCTCTTCGAATGCCTGCCAAATTTCTTTGATTTCTGAAGGGTAAAGGTCGAGCAAGGCGTCGGCGTCCAATTCTGGACAGCCCAGTTTGAGCAACTCCCGGCAGCGGTCAAGCATGGGCTGCTCACCCTCATTGTTCATCAGTGCCCACACCTTGCGGACCGGAAGTTCCTTGAGAGTGAATGATCGGGATCCGATCTGGATGGTTTTTGTTTTCTGCATGGGTTTTCCTTGGTTGCGATTATCAGACAAACTCAAACGGCCAGCTTTTGCCGGTTGGCGTGATCATGGTTCCGGTGAACGACAACTCCGGGAACCCGCCCTGGGCGAGCAGATCGAAATCACCCTCGGCGCGGATCTGAGCCTGCCAGACCCGAAGCTTGGTATCGCCGCCGCCTATATAGTTCTTGCCGTCCAACAATAGACCGACGTTAATAATCGGCTGGGTGGCCCCGGTAATCTTGAAACCGCTGGCTGCCGCCTTGTTGCCGCTGATGTGCAGCTCTGCCGCCAGGGCAGGCTTCAATACCTTGATCATGCCGAGACGAAGATTGATTGCGTAATCAGGCGTTTCACCTTCTTCCTCATCTCCGGCAGCCACATAGGTGGTGGCGTCGGTCTTGTCCTTGACCACGCAGGACGACAATCCTTCATGTTCAATGGGGATCCACTTGCCCTCAATCCCGGTTATTTTCGCCGTGTAAGCGCCTGACGCCGCCGTGATGTCGACCGCCGATCCCATGAAGAAGGCGGCCACGATCTTGGGATCGTAACGGTTCATGGTAAATGAGATGGTCGAGCTGGTGATTCGGGTGTACGAATCGCCGGTCTGGCCAAGGGTGTCGCGACCATTGAGCTTGTTTTCCAGGGTCTCGGTCTCCACCTTGGGGATCAGTTTGTTGGCGTTGCCGGCCAAGTCAAAACCGGTGGACGCGCCACTTGCGGTGAGAAAGTCGAAATACAGATCCCCGCCGAGAATCATACCTTTCTGTGCGGATTCCATTTTGTTGCCTCCGGGCGATGTGCCTCGATCAAATAATTGAAAACGCCTCAGGAACCACCCGGACAGAAACCTGCATCAGATAGACAAGAGGCTTGGATTGTTCATATGCGCTCAAACCAGGATGGTCGTGTGCGATGAGCGGCAACGATCCTTTTCCGGGTAGCTTCGCATCATGCAGCGCAAGGAATGCACGATCCACCAAATCGTAGAGTGCGGTTTCGTCGCTGTTGCCATCCTGATCCACCACCGGATGGGTCTCGATTTGCACCGCTACCCGCAGATCAATCATGGCTTGGGGGGTGTTCTCGATATTTTTTGGGGGGCAGCCGTTGGCCCATACCCGAGCAAGCGGGTAGGTCGGCTTGTCGCTGCCAATCCCGCACACGGTCGAAAACACGCCGGTTGCACGGAGCAGACCCTGGATGGATTTGACGATGTCGGCGCGCATTATGGCTGTTCCTCCAACCCGAGCAATGCTCCGCCCTGGCCATCGGGGTCGATGGCCAGGAGGGTGTAGTCTGTTCCATTGATGGTCAGGGCGTCGCCCTGGTCGCCGGCGACCAGGGCCAAACCCTTGACGTCAGCCATGGCGGCAATGGCGAACGGGCCGGAGTGCTCGATGGATTCCCCGTTCAACTCGGTTGACGCATCAAGAAAGGGATCAACCGTAATGGTCTGCGGGCCGCCATTGACCAGCACCTCCACCCCGAAATCATCCAGGGCAAAGCCCAGGGTCTCGTTGGCGTTGATCATGGCTTAAAAGTACTCCAGGGCCACAACAAACTTGCCGGCGGTCAGGGCTGCCGTGGCGATGGCGGCCACCACCTGTCTGCCGTTGGCCGTAGTCCGCACCGCATGGGCTGCCGTCCCATCTGGAACCACGTCCAACAGGGCATTGGTCACTAGGCTGGCCACGCCGGTTGCCGGCATTACATCGGCCAGAGTCTCCGCCTTCAGGGAAACAGTGGCAGATCCGCCACTGGTACAGGCCGCCTTGACATGCACCATGCCGCCGGTGACCACCGCACCTTCCGGCAGACTGTCGCCGCGCAAGGGGTGATCGCCGATCACGCCGCCGTCGACAGCAAAATCGTATTCAAAATAGGCCACCCGCTTGACGGGCTCGAGTCCTCTACGTTCCATAATTGTTCTCCCTGATGGGCGTGGGACTGGCCCACGCCCTTACTCGGTTTTGCCAACCGTTGGTTGACGGCAAAACCCATTTTTAACGGATGCACTGGTGTGTGGATCAGCCACCGGCGTTTTTGACCATTGCCTTCCAGTCCACGGCTTTGCCGCAAACATCGATGCGCACCTTGTACTCCACTCCGTCCGTGGTCCAGCCGGTTTTGGCCTCGAGCCAGGGCGTGCGGTTGCCGTTGAGGAAAAAGAGGCGCACGGTTTTGCGTTTGGGGCCGGCAAAGTAGTAGGCCGTCGGGCTCGCTTCATCGAGCCGGGCGTCATAGGCCCGCTGGAACCGGGTTCCGCCGTAGATGTTGGTGCGAGTGCTGCCCTTGTCGTCTGCGGAGAACTGATTTGAGGCAAAGAAGATTTCGGCCGAACCCTCAATGGATGCGGGACCGATGAAATACATCAGGGGAATGTTCAGCCGCTGCTTGCCCTTGAGCCCATTTTGCAGTCTGGCCAGCTTGATGGCTTCGGCAATCGTGGCCTCGCCGAGTACGCCGGGAGTTCCAAGATTTTTGTGATTGGCATGGAACAGGGCCACTCCGTCCCGCATGGCCGCGTTGGCGGTGAGCACGCCATAGGCGCAGTCGCCGATCTTGCGGCTGGCCGCCTCGCCCATGGACATGTACATATCGGCCATGGCCATGAGGTCATCGTTGATCACCGTGGTGCGGGTGATCGCCGCCAGCTTGCCAAAGGTGGCAATCTGGTAGACTTCCTTGGCGTCGCCCCGGTCGCCGTATTTGTAGCCGGTGTCGTTTTTGATCTCCTCCAGGTCGTCAAATTCCGAGACCATGGCCAGGGTGTTTTGCTTGAAATCCGGCACCGAGCCGGTCCCATCCGCCCAGAGCTCCCAGGTCTCCTCAGCCGAGGCATATCCCTCGAACAGCGCCTTGTTGGCGACGTTGCTCATCAGCACCGGCAGGTCGCCCACGGTCATGGCGCGGCCGACCATTTCCATGGGATCCCCGCCCACCGACTGTCCCGCCTTGCGCAAACACTCGCGCGCAACCTCACGCAGGGAATAACCGATGAAATCCCGGCCCACGTCCTGGGCACGGTCCACCTTCCAGCCGCAGCCCTCAAGGGCGACAGTCAGGCCCCGCTCGCCATCCAGCGGCAAACCGCACCGTAAAAACATGCCGGTGCAGGCGGCGGCGCGGAACTTGTCGCGTTCATCCACCTGGACCTGTAACCCGGACGGCGCAAAGCCTGGATGGTGGGCAGCAGTCCGTTGGGCCAGCGTCTCCAGAACCATGGAGCGGGCCTGGTCCATGGTCACTTCGGGTTTCAGCATGGCAGCGCGTTGTTCACCCTCAATGCCATGCCGGTTACACAGTTCCATGATGTCCAACGCTCTCGCAAAGCCGTTGTCGGAGCGTTGGATATCAATTGCCGGCGGTGGAGAAACGGCAACGGGGGGAGCCGAAGCCGATGCGGGTGCGGCAGCAGACTGAAAACCGCCTGCCGGAATGATCGGTTCAGACCGTTGGCCATCGCCGCCCACCCGTTCAGGCCCGTCAAACGAGACCCCTCGGCCCTGCATATCTTTGTAAAAATTCCACGCCTCATCCTCAGGGGCGTCGGCGCGGAGACCATTGGCCAACAAAAATGCTCGTAACTTGGGATTCATCATACCTCCCGGTTATGGGCTCTCGCCCTGCTATGCGGCAAACAGCCGCTGTTGCGCCAAACGGCCAGCCGAACCAGATCCCCTGGTTGCCTTTGCCAGGCTGTCCGCGCCTATTGGCGTTAAAGTGAATTCCTTCAGCATCCAGTCCGTGGACACCTTCAACGGGCCGACAAAGGTGCGGCCGCGAATGACAACCTCAACTTCATCCGGCACCCAAATCGCATTGAGCACCCGGTATCCGGCCGAGCCGTCGGTCAGGTGCTGGTCGATAACTTTTTGCCGGGTGCGCACCGCCTTGTCATCGGCGGCAAACCTGATCAACCCATCAATGGCCTGATACTTCCCGACCAGAGTTTGCTTGAAATCGGTGACCGAACCCAACTGATCGTCAACGCTCCACCGGTTGTGGCAATCCAGCAGCGGCACCTGCCGGTTTTCCGGGAACACCACGCCATCCATGAGCAGCACTTCCTGGACAACCCGTTCGAGTTCCCAGTCGTAGACCATGGCGGGTTGCTCGGTGGCCAGAGTCCAGCGGATGGCATCCGGATCCACGGCGGCGCGACAGGTGATGGAGCGCACGGTGAGCCCATAGGCCACCGGCATGCTCCCCAGGTATCCAGATCGTTCAAAAATGCCATTTATCGGGACTGGTCGTTGCGCCTGCATCATTCGTCCTGTTGCTTGCTGTCGGGTTTAGAGTCGCCGGCCACCGCCGCCGGATTGGTCTGGAGTGCGGTGGAGACCTCTTCAATGGTCAGTCCCCGTTGCTCCAGCATCCGCTTGAATTCCTGAATTTCGTTGAGCACCTCTTCCGGATCCCGGCCCCGACCGGTGATGATTTCCTGCGGGCTGAAGAGGCGGTTTTTCACCAGGTCGATCTGGCCCCGGCTTTCCCGCAGCAGATCCAGCGGCTCAGTTCCCGGCGGCTGCCACAATCCTTCCGACCAATGGCGCGGATTTTGTTGGTAGCCGGGCATGTCCACCTTGCCGGTCAGGTAAAGGGCATCGAAAAAGACCCGGTTCACTTGGACGCCGAACTGGCGACAATGGCGGCGGATGATCGGCCGGGTCGCCTTGGCAAAATCATTGCGCACCGTGCGTGTGGTGTTGTAGTTCAGGCCGCCGTAATCGCCGGAAACCAGCTCATAGGGCACGCCTACGCTGACCGCCAGCATCTGAAGAATGAATTTGGCAAAGGGGGAGAAGCTCTCGCCTGGCACATCGGCGGTGTTGACGTTGACTTTGTCGCCCGGCTTCATGAAATCGATGATCGCGTTATCAAGGACGGTCATCCGGTGACCAGTCTCCGGATCCTTAGAGGTGCGGCCTCTCTGCCAGCTGGCGATATCCGCCGTCTCTATAAAGGCCAGCCATTTGCTGGCCATCTTGGCCCGGTCGATATTCGCGCCGATGAATTCCTGCAGATCGTCAGCGAGCAGGATCGCCGGGGTGAACGGGCTGATTCCGCGCAACTGGCCCGGCCGCAGCGACTCGAACCCATGCACAAAATGTTCGGCCGGCACCCGCTGACTGCGAACGTTGCCGGTCAGGGGAGAAAAGCCATCCGGCACCCGAAAGTGGGCCGCAATCACCCGGCCCGTTCTCCGGTCGAATTCGAGTCCCTGGTCCACCAGGTTGTCGCCCAGGGCGACGGAATACTCGCTGCTCAACCAGTCGGCCTCGTAGGCCTGCAGGGCCAACGGCAGGAACCGGCCGGGCCGTTTGTCCCAGACGAAAACCAGCAGGCTCTCGCCGTCCACCACATCCTGTCGCCGCCACATCCGTTCCATCTCGTGATAATGGAGCCGGCCTGCGGCGTCGCATTCGTCCATCCACCATTTGCGCGCATCCTCGATCCGGGTGATGGACGCGGAATCCAGCTCCGGCTTGCCGGCCTTGCCCGTGGTCCGGGTGATCCGACTTTGAAAGGCAACGCCTTCGCCCACGGTGAAATCCACCAGATTTTTGGCGGCCCGCGCAAAATAGGCAAAATCCCCGACCAGTTGCCGGGTCCGGTTGCGGATCGTGGGATTGCTGGTGCGGATCAGGGTGTTGATGTCCGTTCCCACCGGCGCCCAGTCGCCCAACAGGCGGGATTCTTTGGCTGCCGCGAACTGGCGCAGGCTAAGGTTGCGCATGCGGGCCGCCATCATCCGGCTTTCCAGGCCGGGGAACAGCATGCCCACGGTGCGGTCGATCACCCGTTCGACCGTGGACAGCACCCTTTGTCCGTTCAACCTCAAAACCGTCGCCCCGCCTTGGCGTAGATTCTGGTCGGCACGTCGGCGGCGCCCTGCAGCTGGTCACGCTCGCCGATCAGTTCCTTGAGGTACTTTTGCAATTCCGGAAGGTTTACCCGCTGGCTCTCTGAAGCTGTCCCGGATCCGCTCCGGCCATACTTCTGGCTCTCTAACGTCCTGCGGATCGACTGCCGCACCAGGGAGATTTCCGTGGTGTATTCCTCAACCGTGTCGAAATACATCTACCAGCGCCTCCTTTTGGGGGCCGGCTGCTCTGGCATGACTTCCGGCTCGATTGATTCTGGTTTCCAGTCGCGGACGCCCATGATATCGATGGCGGCCATGCCGTAGACCGAGATGTCCCAGTCGTGGTTCTCTTTGCCGTCCGGGCAAATCCAGTAGCCCCGGTCGTCCTGGTACTCCACGCACATCTGGGCCGCGTAATCTTTGCCCATATCCGCGTGGATCCGGAAGCCGCCCGGATCGCCCGGCTCTCCAGCCAGGGTGGTGGCCAGGTCGTTTTTGTAGAGGGTGACGTTGAGGGTGTAGAGGTTGAGGCCGCCGGGGATGGGCACTTTTTTGCCGGAGCGCGACGGCAGATACTCCAAACGGGTGATGTTCCACGGTAGGCTTTGAATTCTGCGGCCTTTGAGCGGAGAGAAAATCGGGTGTTTTTTACAGAACAGATAGACCTCACGGGTCCGGCTGTGCTTTGGATGATACGGATCCGTGCCGCCGCCGGAATCGATCCAGCCGGCTGTCACCCGATACGCATTGCCGGCGGCGTCCATCCAGTCCTTTTCTGCCAAGTCCACCAGATTGTCGAATCCGCGAACTTTCCCTCGGTCTATGATGCTGATGGTCATGTCCTCGCCCCAACCGCAAGCCCAGACCTGATAGCGGAAATCATATTTCTGGGTGTCGACCAGGAGCAACAGGCAGGAGGTATCCGCAGGCACCGCTCGCCGGGGCAGGCTTTCGTCTTTCAGCCGAAGGATGGAGTCTTCATCGCGGTCCTTGATTTCGGATTGGTAGTCATTGGCTTCAACGCCATTGGCCCAGGCAATTTTATCGGTGAGTTTGCCAGCAAGGTTCTTCAGCCAAGCCACTCCGATCTCTCTGAGCGTGACGTCAAGGCAGTCCCAGGCGCGGTGGATGAAACCGACGCGTTCAGGCCGGGTAAGATCCCCGCCCTTAATCGCCACCCATGAACCGCCCCGGATAGCCTGGATTCGCTGAAGTTCATCGATCTCGCCGCCGCAGAGGTGGCAAGCCAGGGAGACGCCGTCACTCTCGACCTGGTCAACAGTCGCCTTGTCATCCAGGACCAAGTGCTCGCCCTCGGGCCGGATCAGTTCGTTGCAATGCGGGCAAAGCAACCGCCATTCCCACACCTGATGGCATGCCTCGGTCCCCTTGCGGATGAAGCGGCCAGCAGGGGTGGAGCAGAAAAATCCTTTTTCACGGCCGCGAAATGTACGGGCACGCAGACGGATAGCGGTAATGGGGTCCTTTTCCTTGCCCCCCTGACCGCCCTCATCGCCAGAGCCATTGCTGGTGGAGGTGGCAAAGGCGAACTTGTCCACTTCATCGCAAAAATAGGCCTGGGCGGACCAGGTGGCGGTTGCCAAAGCGCTCGAGGCCCACGAAGGACGGACGGTTTTGCCGTTTGCCAGGCGGATGCGGGTGATTGCGGTGTCGTCCTTGCGTGGACTGAGGTAGCCGCGCAGATGCGGCGACTGCTCGAGCATGGGCCGCAGTTTCTGGTCAACGATGTTTTTGGCGGTTTCCTCGGACGGCATGAGGTAGAAGATGTCGCCGGACAATTGCTCGATTGACCAGGCTAGGCAGTTGGTGAGGGTGATGGTTTTCCCGGACTGGTCAACGCCGCAGTACCAAATCTCGCGCGTCCAAGGATTGCCAAAAATGACGAGAATTTTGGCGGTATGGGGAGCATGCTCGCGCCGCCACGGGCCTGGATGCGCGCCATCGGTCACAATGCGATAGCGCTCGGCAAAATCAAGGGCGGTAATCCGCTCGGGGGTGGCGATAAACTTGCGCAGGTGACGAGGAAAGGTGATGACCGGGCAACGATCAGAGGTGACGCTACGGCCGGAAAGCCGACGACGGACAACGGCAGGGGCACAGGGGTACAGCCTGAACACCGGGGTGGCTATCGCCAGTTGTCGGGCAGTCTCGGACATCGATCACCGTGTTAAGGTCCTCGTCGACAGGCGTTGAGCAGGCCGCTGCCGGCAGCAGGGGGGAATGACTGGAATTGATTTCCGAGCCAATCTTACACGGTGTTTTTATGTGGTTTCGGTCTTGGTTGACGTTGGTTGACGTTGGTTGATCTTGGCAGAGGTTGGTTGGTGTTGGTTGTTTTTGGCGCTTGACTAGTTCTGATGGGGGATAGCCATCTGCATCTTTCCGGCGCACAACTGCCGCTGCCAAGAAGACAGAGTCTCCTTGTCGGCCCATAGTTGTGCCGTGGGACTCTCCTGGTGGATGGGAATATCTGTATATTTTTTCCGCAGCCGACGCAGGTTGGTTGGACTCACTCGCAAAAATCTGGAAATTTCGTCCACTCCCACTAAAATTGCATCATTCTCACTCATCGCCACTCTCCTCTTCTGCTCCAAATTCTCCGGACTCTATCCGCATCACAGCCAACTTATTAAAGGCCCTGTTGATCACCATTTCAACCACCTTGTCCGCCACCAGCGGGCCCTGGTGGTAATCTCCACCGGCCTCGAGCACGATTTCGGTGGCGCTGATCCGGGCAAAGTGCTCCAGGTTGCCTCGTAGCAGGTTGTACCCAGCCATGAGCTGCGCCCAGTGATCGTCGGTTCGCATCCATTCTCGATCTTCCGACCGAGCCCTGATGGCAAGTCGGTCAACCTCAAGTTCCAGCTTGCGCAACTCAAGGCGGCCTTTTTCCTGGTTCCTGTCGACCAGGTTCAGATCGACCACGGGCGCATCTCCCATGGCCTTCAGCAAATACTCGGCCACTGATGCCCGTGACACGCTCTTGTCGGGATAGACCAGGTATCTGCCAGCAACGCCGTCGTCGTAGAATTTGCGCTGCGACAGGGCAACGCCTTTGCCTCTGATCTGCTCCTCTACCCAGCGCCAGGCGATTGATCGGTTTTTGAACTTGGTTCCAATTCCATCTCGTCCTCCATCGCCCATTTGTTGCCCTATTTCCTGTTTGAGCGCGTCCTCGGCCGCTCTGAGATCACTCAATTTTGCAGTCGTCGGATTTGCCTGATATTCCTTGGTACAGGTAACAACCGCATTGTGAAAAGTTATCAGCCGTACCTTCCCATCCTTGTTCGCCTTTTCAAGTGCCTGTGCAAAGTCCACGCTCAAACCTTAAACGACCCCCCAGTGGTCTCATTGACGGCCTGTAAACCCGTATATTCCGCCCATCGGCGTACAATGACGTCGCAATATTTCGGAGCTAGTTCCATGATGCGCGAAGAGAGTCCCAACCGCTCCGCAGCAATGAGCGTCGTTCCCGATCCGCCAAAGGCGTCGCCGCCAATGGCCCCATTTTTTGCAGAGCACTTGAGGCATCGTTCGACCAACTCGACAGGCTTCATGGTCGGATGCACATCGTTGCGCTTTGGCTTGTCAACCGATAGCACCGTTGACGGAGTAACCTCGACCACGGCGGCTTTATCGATTTCGATCACGTTATCGCCAATTGCCAACAGGTAGTTCCCTGAATCCGTTTGCGATATACCAACACCATCGGCCAGGTCGACTATGGTTGTTTTCTTGCGACCACCGCACCAATAGTGACCGGCCCCGGTTTTCCATCCATATAAAATTGGTTCATGCATGTACTGGTAGTCGGAACGACCAAGAACAAGCTGGTTTTTGCGCCAAATTATGTTTGAAGACAACTTGAAGCCGGCCTTCTCAAAGGCCAGAGTGAAGTTGGCCCGCTCGGTTTCCGCGTGGGCGACATAGATGACGCCGCCAGGTTCAAGCATTTCATGGACGGCGGTAAACATTGAGAACAGAAAACGATAAAATTCATCGGTCGCCATGTGGTCGTTAAGGATTTTGTCGCAGTTCCTGTGCCCTTTCTGAATTTTATTGAGGGCGCTAGCCTTGTCTCCATAGTTGACGTTGTACGGCGGATCCGTCCAAAACCACTGCAGACCACTGCTGCCGCCGCACAACCGAAGCCAGTCCAGCGTGTTGGTCGAATCTCCGCACATAAGTCGATGTCTCCCCAGAATCCATATGTCGCCGGGGGATGTTTGAGGGGTTTCCGGAACAGGAGGGACATCGTCCGGATCCGTCAATCCTTCTGTAGGATCCAGCGGCAACAACTCAAGCAGTTCTTGTTCTGAGAATCCCAGCAAGGTCACGTCGATCAACCCCGAAAGTTCCGCCAACTCCGCTTGGAGCAGGTGCATGTTCCAACCTGCATTGCTTGCAATCTTGTTGTCGGCGATGATATATGCCCGGCGTTGTTTTTCATCCAGATGAGACAGCCGAATGCATGGAACGGTTTGCAGCCCAAGGATACCTGCAGCAGCAAGCCGGCCATGGCCAGCGATGATTGTTGATGTTTCGTCGATCAAAATCGGCTGATTAAACCCGAACTCGCGGATAGATGCGGCGATCTGGGCCACCTGATCTGCACTGTGCGTTCGTGCATTCGCCTTATACCCATTGATTTCTGATGAACTTAACTGCTCGACTTTCATTCGATTTTTCTCTGAAATGGTACGTCATTCTTTGATGAGGGTTGTTGCCTTTGCCGGAAATGGCAGCGCTATCTGCTTATCATCACCAATTGAGGGCTGGTCCTTACATTCCCGGCAGGCCCGGTTCATTCTTTTTGCCCGGTCACGAATGGATGCCATGTAATCGGCGCCAACTGGTTGGCCACCGACAAGGCCGCGCCGGGGCAACGTAAAGACTGGCTTGATCATTCCTTCTCTCCCGATTTCTCCCGCCACTTGTCGCTGGAGGTGAGTATTTTTTCATCGCACCTAGGGCAGAGGCTCGATTGCTCCGAAGCCTGCGGGAACGATTCGCCGCAATCGGCGCAGAGGAGTCGGATCACATTCATATTCCTTGGCGATAGTTGCTTATCCTTCATGCTTCCCGGTGGACGACACCCACCCGGCCTTGGAGCACCTTGAGGGCGAAATCCGCCAATTGGTCGCGGACCAGGTCCTGCTCATAACCAGTGACCAGCAAACCTTCGGCAAACTGCGCTTCCTTCCACGGCTCCACACCTTCAAAGCGATTTTCCAATTCAGAAATCCGGTTGGCCAGGACCGTGTTTTCATCGGTCAACTGTTTTGCCTGCTGCCGGTGGCTGGCGCTGTCAGTCTGCAGGGCGGAAACTGCTTGGCGCACCATCACCAACACCTGGACGGCGCCGTCTGCTGCATCAAAGCTGAGATCAAGACTTTCAACAATTTCCCGTAAGAGTGACCAATTGCTCTCAGCTTCCGCGCCTTGTTTTTTCAGCAGCTCCTGGGCGACGACGAGTTGGTTGCCAAGGAGCTGGACCTCTGCAGTCAGTTCGTCGCGTTGCTGCGCCAGTTCCTGCTTTTCTTCATCACCGGAACCCGCTGCCGGCAAGAGTTGCGGCAGCAACTTGCGCAGGGCTTTTTCCACGGCCTCGGGCCGGTTGGCCATGGCGCCAAACAGGTTGCCGCAACTGGCGCAGACCAGATCCCCATGCAACCTTGTCAGGGTCATGTTTTTGCGGCCACAGTTCTCGCATGTTCCGTCTTGCCTTTTCCCGCTCATTTCTGGCTCCTTTTTCGGTTGTGCCGAGTTTCGCTCGGCGTCTAAAATCTTCAGATCCACCACCTGCAATTCAGGCGGCCTTTCTTCTCCCCTGCATTGCAAGCAACGGCACAACCGAGCTGCGGCCAGGGTAAAACCACTCTTTGTTTTCACCGCCTCACGGGCCTGGCGCATCGCAATCCTACAGGCCGAGGCGAAGCCATGTTCCGTCATTCGGACCGGCGTTCCTTTGGTGACCGGGCAGGCGGCCCGCATTGCTGTTTCCCTGTGCGCCGCCTTAGACATACACCGGCCCCATGCCCGCCTCGATAAAGGCGGCATTGAGCACAGCCGCCGGCGAGCGGTGCGTCAAATGCCAACCGCCGCAGGCGGGACAGTTATACGGCTTGACCCGCACGCCCTTGCGGTTGAGTGCGATTGCCCGACGGTTTGCCGCATCCCGGCTGGCATACCGCTTTTTATCCCGACAAGACTTTTTGATCTTCGCCATGTTATGCCGCATCGGTGACCTCACTGTGCAGTTGTCCAAGCGCGTCAGCGCCAATGTATTGATCGCGCGGGAGCCGCTCGAGAAAGTCCGCCACCGCGCCGCCGCCATACATGATTTGCCGGATCCGTCCGCGCCGCAGAAACGAATCCAGGGTTTCCGCATCGTTCCGGAACCGGACCACCAGCTCACCGTGGGGGCCGTGGCCATACCACACCGAGCCGGCTTCAGTTCGCAGGAGGTCGGTGAAACCTTCGATATCATCCAGGGGCGGAGCAGCGATTAAAGGAAAATCGCCGCCCCCATCCCCCGACGAGGACGGCTCAGGGGAAAAGGGGACATCCTGGCAAACGGGCGCTGGACGCTCGGGTTCCGGTTGTTCGACCACAGACGAGGCGCGCGATAGTACCGGAGGCAGGCCCGATTCCACCCACTGGCGCAGGTCGCCGCCATGGTCGCGGACAAAATCGCCCGGATCCTTGCCGGCCGGCATCGGCCAGAACCGAGCCTGGCGGAAACTCCGACGCCACCGCTTGACCGAGGCCGGCCCGGCGCCCAGCTTGCCGTCCTTGGCCGGGTCGGCATCCAGGGCCACGAGGATCACCGGTAATTTTTCCAGCTCATCCCGCAGCTTGACGTCGATCCCGCCGGCCACCGTGCCCAAGGCCACCACCAGCACATCCTTGTGAGCGGCGGCCACGGCCATGGCATCCAGTTCCGCCTCAACGATCACCGCCCCACGCGCCGGTCCCGATGGCCGCAGAACCATGGGCAGGTTGCCGCTGCCCTTGATCCAGACGTATTTGCGGTCGGACAAAAACTTCTCCCGCGCCGCCGGCGGCCTGCGGATCCGCAGCCGGTGCAGTTCGCCGGCGGCGTCAAAAATCGGAATCACCAGCCCGCCGGGCACCCACAACCGATCTTTGCCCTCTTCGGCCGGCAAGCCCAACTCAAGCCGATTCACCCGCAGATCGTGCGCCAGCCATCCCAGCTGGTACTGGTCAACCTGGGCCTTGCCGATGCCCCGGCTCTCCAGCCAGCGAATTTCTTCCAATTCCTTGGCCAGGGACTGCTGCGCTTTCTCCAGCGTCTTTCCGGCCCAGGAGCGCCAAGCGGACCCTGGATGATTGGCCGCCACCTCGGCAAGAGCGTCCGGAGTGGAGCCAACCTGCGGTCGGACCGACCGTGGCCGGCGTTTGACCGGTTCGCCGTTGCGGCACGGGCCGTAGTTCGGACAGGAAGGGGAACAGTCCTTGCCCTCGGCATCGTGGGCCTCACGGCAGCTCATGCCTTCCATTTCCCGCAACCATTTGATGCGGTCACCCTTGAAGCCGCAAGCAAAGCATCGAAATCCCCCATCGGTGAACAGCACGAACTTGTCCGAGTCCTTGGATCCGCCGCACTTGGGGCACGGTCCGGTGTGCCGGTTGCCGCTCTTCCGCAGGCCATACTTGGCCGCTATGTCGTGTGCGGCGCTATGCATGGGGTCCTCCAGCTGCGCGACAATCTTGGCTAGGTTCTGGGCCAATTCAGTACGATGGCCAACCGTATCGACAAAGAGATTGAGATGGTTGCCGAAGAGGCTGGTCCCGGCTGATGGGTAGAGGCTGTTATTGACAGGTTGTTTCCATGTGGATACATTATGTCCATGCAATACAAACTGCGGAGCACGGAACATTTCAACCGATGGTTGAGCAAGGTGCGGGATAAAACCAGCCGTGCCAGGATATTTCATCGGCTGGACGCGGTCGCCATGGGGTCTTTTGGCGATCATAAAGCGCTTGCCGCGAATTTGTTTGAGTTGAGAATGTTCTTTGGTCCAGGTTACCGGATTTATTACACCATCAAAGGAAAGGAGATTGTCTTCCTTTTGGCGGGCGGCGACAAATCGACACAGGTAAGCGATATTGCCAAGGCAGCAGAACTTATGAAAAAATTGGAGGACTGAACTATGGCCCTGAAAACCACCCCTTTTGATGTTGCCGAACACCTGAACACCGATGAAGACATCAGGTTGTTTTTGCAGGCAGCGCTCGAAGAAGGCACGGAAGAGGAATTCATCCATGCCCTGAACACTGTTGCCCGTGCCAAAGGAATGACCGAGATTGCCCAGAAATCCGGAGTTACCCGCGCCAGCCTGTACAAGTCCCTTGCCGATGGAGGCAAGCCGAGGTTTGACACCATCGTCAAAGTGACAAGGGCGCTTGGCTGCAAACTGGCGCTCGTCTAGCTTACGCGACCGGCTTAAGGAGCGGCGGTCGAGCATCTTTTTCTGGGTTTTATCGTTCATCTGCTTTCGTCCTGCCCGTCCTGGTTCGTCTTTTCTTGTCCTGTTTGATTTTCTTTAATGATTCTTATAGGATGATGTATTTATTATGACGTAGGATGAAATATGTGACGTGCGCACATGGAAAAAATTGCCCAAGATGATTTACGGAAATTTTCCATGTACGCGCCCGCGAAGTTCGTCCTGTCGTCCTGTTCGCGGTTTTTTTGTTTTTAATTCGAAATGTTGCATCATCAGGACGGGCCAGGATGAACTAGGATGAGGCAGGATGAGGCGGTTGGTCATCGCGCAACATCTCCATGGCTAATTCCGGATGGTACAGAACTCCGAGTACATAGATCTTTCCGCCCCGTTTCTCCAGGGTATAGCCCCGTTCACGCATGGCTTTGGCCAGCGTCCGGTTGGCCGGCGCTTTTTTCGGATCGCCCTGATTGAGACCCCACCACCAGAGAAAACACTGGTAGAGGCTTTGGAACCCTATCTCCCTGGGGGGGATGTCGGGCGAGGGAAGAAGGCTGTCTTTGAGGAACTCGGTCAGGTAGTCTTCGGCGTTGGCCAGATCGGCGGCCGAATCTAGAATCTCCTGGGGCGGATCCAGGCCCCGCTGCTGCCATTCCAGGCAACCCTCGACCAGCCATTTGAGGATACCCTCCCGGTTTTGCATCAACCGGTCCTTGAGGTGCTTGTCTTTCTTGCGGAATCGGTCAGCCATGGGTGGAAATTTTTTGGCCTCCTCCTCAGGATCGTCGACATAGGCCCATGGGAAATCGATCTTGAGCAGCCGCTGCACCAAGCTGAACTCGGAGCCCATACCCACCGGCATGTGGTTGGTGTGCAGGCAAAGGGTGTGCGTTGGATCAAAGACGAACGTCTTGCCAAAGTTGGGGCGGCACTCAACCTTGTCGTCTCCGGTCAGCCCCTTGACCTGGCCCGAGTCGATACGCTGGCCGCGTTTGGATTCCCCAGCCACCACCAACCGTTTGCCGTGCAGGGCGTACTTGTGCTCGCTGGCTGCGTTCGGTGACGGGTCAAACCGCTGCTCTGTGATCATGGAAGGGCTGATCACGTGGTAATATGGCCCGAGCACTGAACCGATGCAGGAGAACAGCACACCTTTGCCGTTGCGTCCACCGCCGATAAACACCGCGATGTATTGCTCGTAGCTGTAGCCGGTGAGGGCGTAGCCAAAAAATCGTTTGAGAAAATGGGCTACCGCTTCCGATCCGCAGACCTCGACCACGAATCGATGCCAATCCGTGTAGTCGGCGTCCTTGAGGTAGTTGACGTCAATGGCCTTGGTCATCAGATCCGCAGGGTTGCCGTCCAGGAGCACGCCGGCAGTAAGGTCGATCACTCCATTACCGCAGGGAAGAAGCATCGGTTGCCGGTCCATCTCCAACTCACGGCAGGCCATGCTCTTTTCCACCACCGGCGCCCAGACCAGGGGTTTTTTCGCGCCGTTCTCGGTGCGCAACCGGTCAACCCGTTTTCGGTAACGCTTTGCCAGTTCCAGTACCTTTTCTGCCTGTTCCTTCTTCCCCGATTCTTCGAGCTTCTCGGCCTCGGCAAACAGGTCCAGCGCCCGCTGCTCATACTGCAACGCCACCGCTTCGACCGCCTTGAAGGCCGAGCGAAAATCATCCTGCTCCCAGACAATCCCGGTCCAGCGTAGCCACGTCCCGTCTTTCGGAGTGGTGTTGAATAGGTATCGCCCCTTGTGCAAGGTGGCGTACAACACCCCGTCGCCGCGTTCGTTGGCATCCAGACAACTTTTGACAAAGTCATCCTCGAGATCCATCAGCTGGTCCTCTTCCTGTTCCAATTCCCGCGCCCGGTCGACGACCTTGCCGGCCATGCTTTCCTCTGCCATGGGCTACGCCTCCGCCAAAAAATTGACAGGTTGGCAGGGGCAACCCACTGATACCCCAAACCTTATTGGAAAAATCATTTGTCCTCCTTGTTGCAGATTTTTTTGCATTTTTGCATCGGACCAATATTTTTTAAATGCACCCACACGCCGGGGCGCGAAACACCCGCACGTGGTGAGGCTGGGGGAGGACCCGTGAATGGTCATGACCATGGGCCTCCTCCTGATTGACAACCTGGCAGGGGTGCAAGGGGTCCCCGTCATGACTTCAGAAACGCGTTGAGCGTGTCCCGAAACAACGGATCGAAGCGTTGCTTGAACGTGCGTTGGGCCACGCCGTAGAAATCGAGGAGCGGTTTGACCTGGCGGCCGGTGTGACCAACGAGCAGGACAGGGCGCAAGCCCCTGGCGCGAATGACCGAGGCGAACCGGCCACGCGTACGGCCTTTCTGGTACGACTTGGACCGGTCAAGGAAGGTGCGCTTGGTCTTGGCGCCGAAGCCTGCGCCTGTCTGGAATCGTTGGTACACGCCCAGGGGCAGGTTGCCCCGCTGCCGGCTGTCGATCACCACATAGTCCCGCTCCTTGGTGTTGCGGCGGCGGGATCGGTCGGTGATGTTGGCCATGTAGCCTGCGGATGTTTCCGCCTTGCCGAGCACGGACAGGATCTGGCGGATCTGGCCAGGGGAAACGTTGCCGTATCGATTGAGCTTCGCGCCAAGCGCCGGCGTCAACTCTCCGAGGCCAACGCCGCGTTCAAAGCCCTTCAGTTTGCGCTGCCCTCCGTCCACCTGGGGCACGAGGTAATGCTGGCCCATGCGGTCCGGCTGCTTGAACCAGACGGTTGCCTGAAGGTTGTCTTTCGTGGCGGGGGTGAGTTTGAGGGAGTTGAGCGTATAACTGGTGGGATTGTCGAAGACGGCTTTCATTTCCGCCACTTCGGCTTCCTTGATCAGCTTGCCGGTCTTGTTGAGGGCAACGGCGCAGGCCCGGTGAGCCTTGCCCGGAAATGCCGCCAAGGCTTTGGCCACTTCGGTTTGTCCGGAAACAAAGATTGTGATGTTCATTTCAGTTCCTCATCGCTGGGGGGAATCTGCCCTTGCGGGTGATGAACAGGGCAGGGGATCAGCGTACCCGGTGGATTGACCGTACCGCTTGAATGCGCCTTGCCGGCTGATGCCGAGGGCACGGCCAACGTGGTCCCAGGATCTTCCGATCCGGCGCTGGCCATCAATGGCCACTTTGATGGCTGTTTCAAGCTCATCGCGCATGGCAACCAGCGCGGCCAATTCGTGTTCGTCCGCATCGGCGACGCGTTTGCCTGCGGCCCGTATCATTCTCGCCAACATGCCCAACCATTCGCTTGTCTCGACTCGTTTCATGCGGTTTCGCGTCAACTGGTTGTTGACATTCAATTGTTGCTGATTGCCAGTCGTCGCCATTGCCTTGCCTCAGCCGCCCTCAGCGCGTTATTTCTTGAGCTTTGCGCAGAGCAGGTCCACCTGCTCACGGACCGTGGCCCGCTGCGACATATCCTTGGTGATGGTCTCGATGGCGTAGAGCACGGTCGAGTGGTCCCGGTTGTACATGGCGCCAATATCGGCCAGCGATTTGTCGGTGTACTTGCGGGTGAGGTACATGGCCATCTGACGGGGAAAGGTGATGGAGCGCTTGCGCGAACGTGAGCGCAGGTCGTCGACGCTCACCCGGAACTGACGGCCAATCAGGTCGCGGATGGTTTCGCCGGTGATTTCCACCGGGTTGCCGATCAAACCGTAGATAACGTCCCGCACCATGCTCAGGTCCGGCGGCGCGCCCAGCAGGCAGGATTTGGCCTTGATGCCGATGATGGCGCTTTCCATCCGGCGCACGTCACCTTGCAGGGTCTCGGCCATGAAACCCACCAGATCGTCGTCGCCGCCCAGGCCGTGCAATTGCAGTTTGTGGCGGATGATCCGCGCACGGGTGGCGTAATCCGGCGATTCAATCCCGGTCACCAGGCCCGAGGTCATGCGGCTGCGGAAATCGTCGTCCATGCCGGCCAGCTTGGCCGGGGCCAGGGCCGAGGTGAGAATGACCCGCCGGCCCGATTTGATCAGGTAGTCGAGGATGGT